GGTGTCGCGCCAGCGCGAGTTTCGCGTAGTAAGTGATTTTCTCGATTGTATTTAAGGTTATCATTAAAGTTGTCAATAATTGACATTGCTGTAACCCCAAAAGTTTGCTTAAATGTGTTTTTTATGGTTATCAGGAATAACGATGCCCAGGATGTCAACAGGTAGTATCAAAGAGGGTTCTGACTACGAAAGGGCCAGAACCAAGAAGATGAACGCCGAGGCCGAGATCTCTGAAATAGAACTTGACCGAATCCGTGGTAAGGTAGTTATGGCTGAGGATGTCGTTTCTGCCTGGGAGAACACGCTCGGCGCGGTCAAAGCCAGGTTATTATCAGTTCCCACTAAAGCCGCCCCTATGGTGGCGCCTGAGTCAGATGCCGGTGCTTGCCAAGGCATTATCTCCGACATGATCAACGAAGCCCTTGAGGAACTGGCCAACTATGACCCTAAAATCAATGCAGGAAAAACAAAAGTTGTTGCAGATGCATTTGCGTCAAGCGATACAAATTCTACGACCGCCGAAAAAGTTAACCGTAAGCCAGTGGGCAGACCAAAGAAGACGGCTCGACTCACAAACTAGCGCAGAGCCTGGCATCTGGCGCACATCGCGGTCTGAGTACCAGCGCGAGATGATGGACGCCTGCTCTGACCCGGCGGTGCGTGAAGTTGTAATTATGGCCGGCGCCCAGCTTGGTAAGTCAGAAGTCATCCTCAACGTAATTGGTTATTTTATAGACATTGAACCTGCGCCCATACTCTGTATGCAACCGACGGTAGATATGGCCCAGTCATTCAGTAAGGACCGTGTCACCAATGGCTTGCTGAAGGCGACCCCGGTGCTGCAGGGTAAGGTCGCAGACGCTAAGTCGCGGGACGCCAACAACACGACCCTGCACAAGATATTCCCAGGCGGTGCGCTTAGTCTTACTGGCGCCAACAGCCCTGCAGGCCTGGCGTCTAGGCCGATCCGAATTTTGTTGTGCGACGAAACAGACAGGTACCCAATGTCGGCCGGCAATGAGGGTTCGCCTGTTCACCTTGGTCGCAAGCGTACTGCGACCTTTTGGAACCGAAAGATAATCATGGTCAGCACCCCGACGAACAAGGGCGCCAGTGTGATCGAAGACGCCTATCAGAAATCCGACATGCGCCGTTATTTGGTGCCTTGCAAGCACTGCAATTATTTCCAACTGATGAAATGGTCAAACGTTAAGTGGGTTGATCGGGATCCACACACCGCAAAATATGAATGCGAAGATTGCCATGTGCTGTGGGGTGAGAGTGACAGGTTGTGGGCCATTCGGCATGGTAAGTGGGAAGCCACTGCGCCGTTTGACGGTATTGCTGGGTTTCACATAAGTGGTTTGTGCTCTTCGTGGACCCCACTAGTTGACGGGGTCCGTGACTTCCTGTCGGTTAAGAATAACCCAGAGCAGTTGCGGGTGTGGATAAACACCTATTTGGGCGAGTCCTATGAGGACAAAGGCGAGCAGATCGACGATTACGCCCTGGCGGAAAGACGGGAGGACTTTGGTGGGGGTATCCCGGAAGAGGTGATTTTGTTGACTTGTGGGGTGGATGTTCAGGACAACAGGATCGAACTGCAAATAACTGGGTGGTCTCGTGATGAGGAACAGTACGTTATAAAAATGCTGACCCTGTACGGTGACCCGTCAACGCCGCAGTTGTGGACAGCCCTAGACAGCCACCTGTTTGCCTCTTACGAGTGTAATGATGGGCGGGAGATGCCTATCAGGGCTTCTTGTATTGACTCAGGCGGACACTTCACTAATGCTGTATACTCTTACTGTAAGAAAAACGCTGGGCGCCGGGTGTTTGCGATAAAGGGTGTTGGCGGGGAAGGCAGGGCTTTAGTCGGCAAGCCATCTAAAAACAACATTGGTAAGTGCGCTTTGTTCCCGGTTGGTGTAGACACGGCGAAAGACCTGCTTTTTGCTAGGCTCAAGAATCAGAACCCTGGGCCAGGGTATATTCATTTCCACCATGAACTAAGCGACGAGTATTTTAAGCAGTTGACTGCTGAGAAGGTGGTCACTAAGTTCAACAAGGGGTTTAAACGGCGTGGGTATGTAAAAACAAGGTCCAGAAACGAGGCTCTTGATTGCTATGTGTATAGTATGGCAGCATACGCAATACTCAATGTGGATATAAACACGTTGGCAGATCGGCGTGAGCGCGATGCGGCACAGCAGCCAGAGGCTGAAATTATGCAACCGCCACCGAAACGGCGCCAATTTATACCAACACCGTCCCAAGGTTTCGCTACAAATTGGCGATAATTGCTTCTTTAAGGGCTTAATATGGCAAACCTTTTCGATGCCGATAACGCGCCGATATTAATCCCGGAGAAATTTACAGCGGGTGATTTTGTCCAATGGAAGGATATTAATCTTGCGTTGGACTACCCGGTAAGCACCCATACAGCTACGTTTTTTGGCCGTAAGGCACAAGGTGGGGCAAGCGAGTTCAGCGTAATTGCAACAAGTCCTGGGAACTATTACTTATTTACCATACCTAGCTCAGTATCTGAAGACATCCCCCCTGACGATTACCATTGGCAATTACAAATAACGCAGAACGCGACCAACAACTCAATAGTAATCAGCATTGGTCAATTAACTGTGTTGGGGGATTTGGACGAAAATAATACTGATCCAAGAATCCATGCGGAAATTATGGTTAAGAAAATTGAGTCATTGCTGTCTGGTAAGGCAGACAGCGACGTGGCTGAATACAGCATCGCAGGCAGGCAGTTGACCAAAATGCCGTTTAAGGACTTGATCGACGCTCGGGATTATTACCGCCGGGAGATAGTTGTTTATATTTCAAAAGAACGAGCCAAACTCGGTTTGAGCACAGCGTCTACAATAGTAGTGAGGTTTTGATGGGGATTTTAGACCGATTCAAGGCATCACCAGCGCCGGCACCGAAAAAACTGCGTAAACGCGAGTACGCCGGGGCCAACACAGGTCGGTTGTTTGCTGACTTTGGCGCCTCAGAACGCAGTGCCGACAGTGAATTGCAGCCGGTACTGACTAAATTACGTTCAAGATGCCGTGATTTGGCAAGGAATAACGAGTACGCGAAGCGTTATTTGACACTTTTAAAGACAAATGTGGTTGGTGATCGAGGGTTTACGCTGCAGGTAAAGGCAATGACCACGGCAGGCGTTCTGGATCAGCCTGGTAATGCGCTTGTTGAAGAAGGCTTTTTAACATGGGGTAGGCGGCGAAATTGCACTGCTGATGGTAAAATGAGCTGGTTGGAAGCGCAGAAGTTGGCTATTGAGTCTCTGGCGCGTGACGGTGAGGTGCTGTTGATAAAGCACCGCTCAAGCCAATTCCACGACACATTTGCAATTGAGTTTATTGAGCCCGACCGTCTTGACCCGACGCACAATATAAACTTGCCATCAGGCAACCAAGTGCGAATGGGCATTGAGTTTGATCAATATCGCAAGCCGGTAGCCTATCACGTTATGACTAATCACCCTGGTGACTATGACTGGCAGGCAGGATTAGGGCGAAGGCGTGAGCGCATCCTTGCTGAAAACGTTATCCACATTTACTCGCCGCTGAGAGCAGGGCAGACTCGTGGTGAGCCTTGGATGGCACCAGCGATGAACGCAATCAAGCAGCTTGGTGCATTGCGCGAGGCGGCTATCATCAACGCACGGGTTGGCGCCAGTAAAATGGGGTTTTTTACGTCACCTGAAGGCGATGGGTTTGCGCCAGATGATCTGGATGGCGGGATGCCAGTGATGAGCGCAGAACCAGGGACGTTTCACCAATTACCGAACGGTGTAAATTTTACTGCATTTGAGCCTCAGTACCCATCAAACGAGTTTGAGGCATTCAACAAGGTAATCCTGAAGGGTATTGCCAGTGCTTTGGGTGTAAGCTATACGGCCCTGTCAAACGATCTGGAGGCCACCAGTTACAGCAGTATCCGTCAGGGTGCCTTGGATGAGCGAGACAATTACCGCACAATGCAGGCATTAATGATCGACAACTTAATCCGCCCGGTGTTTCAAGCATGGTTAACTGCTGCAATGGAAATGGGTACAATTGCGCTGCCCTTGGCTCGTTTTGATAAGTTTGCCAATTCTGCACAGTTCAGGGGCCGTGCTTGGTCCTGGGTGGACCCACAAAAGGAAATGACTGCAGCAGTTATGGGTATGAAAAACGGCATTTTGTCTATCCAAGACGTTGCCAGTCAGTACGGCAAAGACGTAGAAGAGTTGTTTTCGCAGATTGTTCGCGACAGGGCGTTGGCTAAACAGTTTGGTATTGAGTACGCGCTTGAGCCATATGGGGCACCGCAAGCCCCAGTGGGGGGTGAATTGGACAACTCTATTGCAGAGACAGAGGCCAATGATGTATAAACGCGAAATGATTGAGGATTAACCATGTCTGACGAACAAATCATTGATAAAATCGATCAAGAAGAAACGGAAGTTGTCGCCGGTGAAGTAGAAACCCGCGAAGCCTTTGACGTTTCTGCTTTGGGTCTTGGTCATCGTGCAATGACAGTTACGTCTGACCCAATTGACGAAAAGTCACGAACTGTACAGATTTCGATCTCAAGCGAAGAGCCATACGAAAGGCATTTTGGCATTGAGGTTTTAGAGCATACTAAAAACGCCATTGACACGGAGTTTTTAGCATCAGGTCGAGCACCTTTGTTGCTTGACCATGACCCTCGCCAACCCATTGGGGTTATTGAGGAAATTACTCTCGACAGTAAGTCGCGGCGACTCCGCGCAAGGGTGCGTTTTGGAAAAAGCGCATTGGCTGAAGAGATTTTTCAGGACGTTATTGATGGTATCAGATCGAATGTTTCGGTTGGATATAGCATCGAGAAAATGGTACTGAAGGAACAAGGAAGGGATGGGCAACCCAACACTTATTTGGCAACAGCGTGGACGCCGCAGGAGGCAAGTATTGTCTCTATTCCGGCAGACAAGCGAGGTGCCGGGGTTGGACGTGCCGCCGAATCTGAGCCAGCCAAACCAATTATTGTACAACGGAGTAAGAAAATGTCTGAAGAAAACCAAGTCGATGTCAGTGTGATTGAAACAAACGCTCGCACTGCAGCAAACAAGAATGCCGCCATGATCCTTGAGCTTGGCGCCCGGCATAACCAACGTGATCTGGCTGTTAAAGCTATTGCAGATGGCGCCAGCATCGAAGACTTTCGCGGTCTGGTGCTTGAAAAAATCGGTTCAACCAAGGCACTGGAAGGTAACGAGATTGGCCTGAACAAAAAAGAAACCCAGCGGTTCTCTTTGATGCGAGCCATTAACGCCCTGGCCAACCCACATGATCGTCGAGCCCAAGAAGCTGCTGCTTTTGAGTTTGAGTGTTCACGAGCTGCTGGCGAGCTTTACGGTCGCACAGCCCAAGGCCTGATGTTGCCAGTTGAAGTGCTGAGGAACTGGACCAAGGCTGCTCCCATGAGCCGTGCTCTTAACTCTGCGGATGACGCTGCACTGTTCACTGATGACTTCCGTGGTGCCAGTTTTATCGACGTACTGCGTAACTCTTCCAGCGTAATGCAGGCCGGTGCGACCATGCTGAACGGTCTGTCAGGCGACGTTAAAATCCCCAAGAAGACTGCTGCTTCAACAGCGGGCTGGGTAGCTACTGAAGGTGGAGTTACTAGCGCCACAGAGCCAACCATTGGAAACATTTCCATGGTTCCTCGCCAGTTGGGTGCTTTTACCGACATCACACGTCAACTGACCCAACAGTCAAGCCTGGATGTTGAGAACCTTGTTCGTGATGACCTGGCGCAGGCTTTGGCCCTGGCTATCGACCTTGCTGCTTTGGAAGGTTCAGGTACCTCTGGCCAGCCTACAGGCTTGCTGAACATTGGCAGTCTGACCAAGGTTGCTGCGTTTGCTGGTGTCAATCCAACTTACGCTGAGTTGGTGTCTCTGGAAACTGCTGTATCAAACGCAAACGCCCTTAGCGGTCGCCCAGCGTACATCCTTCGTAGCAACATGAAGGGTGCTCTGAAGACCACTGAGAAAGCCACAGGCACTGCACAGTTCGTTTACGAGCCAGGCAACACCCTGAACGGCTATCAGGCAATTGTCAGCAACCAGGGTACAGATGGCAACATCTACTTTGGCGACTTTGCCCAGATGCTGATTGGCTTTTGGTCCGGGTTGGACATCCTGGTTGATCCGTACACCAATAGCACCAGCGGTACGCTGCGAATCGTGGCCATGCAGACTTGCGACGTTAACGTACGTCACATCGAAGCATTCAGCTACGGTAATGATACAGTCTAAAACTGACTGAATGAGGGGGTGTTTTTACACCCCCAAGTTCATAGGATAACGATGAAATACGATGTTATTAAGGACGTGATTGTTGATGGTGTTGGTTACAGTGCTGGTAGCACTGTCGAAATCCATCATGATTTGGTAGGTCGGTTTATATTGCTGGGTTATCTGGCTGTCCAGATGGCGCCCAAGAAACGAACCAAACGATCCGGGGTGGATAATTTTGAACTTTCGGGTGATTAAAGATTGCGTTGTCCTTGGGAAAGAGTATGTCTCAGGTGACGAAATTGATATAGATATGAAAATGGCGTCAAGTCTGCTAGGTAAATACCTAAGTGCAGACATTTTGCCGTCAGAAAACCGTAGTATTGGCCTTGACGCTTCCCCTGAAATAATCATTAAGCGGAAAAAAAAGACGGTAAGTAATGGCAGTTGAGACTTCAGTTGAACGTGCAGTCTTACTTGCAGACTTCGGTGTTTCTGTTACATATACGCCTGTGGGCGGTACTTCGCGAGCGGTCATTGGTATTTTTGACAACGCCTACGAAAGCATCGAGGCAGGTGGTTCAGTTTCATTTGCTGTACAGCAGCCCAGGTTCTTATGCGCTACAGCCAATGTACCTAGCGCCACAGAAGGAGCATCGTTTGTCATTGAAACTGTCGCATATATTGCTACGGTCGTTATGGCTGATGGCACGGGTATGACCGAATTTATGCTTGAGAAGCAGTAATGAGCCATGTCAGAAAAGTTATACGAGACCAAATAACAACAGCAGTAACCGGGCTGGTTACGACAGGCCTGAACGTATATAAATCTAGGGTTTATCCTTTAGCGCAAGGCAAGTTACCAGGCATCTGCGTTTATACCAATAGCGAGTCTTCAGATTATTTAACGATAAGCCAACCGCGAAGCATCGAACGCAAATTGTCGGTTAGCGTCGAGGTTTACGTAAAAGGCACAACAAATTACGATGATGAATTGGATCAGATTTGCAGCGAGATAGAAGTGGCTTTATATACCAGTTCATCGATAGTAGCGCCGATCCGCGACTTGCAAATAACTAACTTTGCTTCGGAGTACAATGGCGATGGTGACCAGCCCATTTGTGCAGCAAGGTTATCAGTAGACGTTATATATTTGACAGAGGAAGGCGCACCTGAAGTAGGTGTTTAATCCTTATTTTTGGGGTAATATTCAACTTTAACGCGCACCGCGCAGGGGTTATAAAATGGCAAAAGTAATAGGTAGGGACGGTGCCGTATATATTGGCGCAAATGCTATCGCAGAAGTTCGCGATTTTAGTTTGGAAACCAGCAGCGAGTTGGTTGGTGATAGTGTTATGGGCGATGTATGGATGACCAACAAGGCCACCATGAAGTCTTGGACTGCATCAATCAATTGCTATTTTGATTCTGCAGATACCACAGGCCAGGCTCTTCTTATTGAAGGTTCTGAAGTGTCCCTGTTGCTGTATCCTGCTGGAAACACCAGCACTAAGACACAATACTCAGGCAGCTTAATTGTAACTGGGGTTAGCCGTTCGCAGTCTTTTGACGGCATGGTTGAAGTGTCATTCTCAGGTACTGGTAATGGTGCTTTAACTACGGGTGTAGTGGCGTAATATGAGTAAATTAATTGATCAGGCCGTAAGCCATTTTAGTTCTCAGGCGATTCGTTCGCTTGAAGTCAAAGAGTGGGGGATCACTATTTACGCAAAGAACCTTACGCTGGATGATAAATCAAAGTGGTTGGCAAGATCCAAAGATCAATCGACAGACTATCTGGTCTATTCGGTGATCTTTGGTGCTTTGGATGAGAAGGGCGAACAACTTTTTGACGTTGGTGACAAGGTAAAACTTAGAACTGCAGTTGACCCTGAAATACTATCCAAAGTCGCCAACTTCGTTCTTAGGATTAACACCAGCAGCGAGGAAGAACGCGAAAAAAACTCATAGATGGTCAGGGCAAGCCAACTGAGCTGTACTTTATGTACACGTTGGCTGAACGCCTTGGCCACCCATTGTCGATCATCATGGCAATGACAATGGATGAGTATAATCACTGGTTTACCTTCCTTCGGTTGCAACATGAACGGACGAAAAAATAATGGCTGAAGGGGTGGTACAACTATTTGAATTGACGGCAAAGGACAATGTGTCTGGGACCGTCAAGGCTATCAACAAAAACCTCGAAACTCTCCGCAATAATCTTATCGCAGAGGCGAACGCTGTTGGCATGAGCGCCAAACAGTACGACCTCTACCAGGCTTCCTTGGCCGGCGCGACAAGAGACCAAAAAACCCACATTGCCCAGATCCATGATGAGTTGTCTGCTCGCCGTGCGACTATCGCAATGACCAAAGCCCATGAAGAAGCGTTGAAAATGAACGCTGTTGCTACTCGTAATAGCGGCAAGGCCGCTGGCTTTATGAACGGGCAACTGCGTTTTATGCGAGGTGGCTTTGGGCAAGTAGGTCACCAAATTCAGGACGTGGCCGTGCAGCTTCAGATGGGCCAAAATGGGTTGTTGGTCCTTGGCCAGCAAGGCTCCCAGGTTGCGTCTTTGTTTGGTCCACATGGAGCGTTAATAGGCGCTTTTATTGCAGTAGGCGCTGCGGTAGCTACCGCGTTATTACCGGGCCTGTTCAAGTCCAACAAAGAACTGATGGACATGGCAGACAACGCTAATGATCTAATTGATATTTACCCTAGATTAACAGCCGCACAAAAGGAATATGTCGCGCTTGATGTAAGAGCACAAATATCTGCAAACAATAAGGCAATGCTTGATACCATTGGGGTAATAGAAGACCTTAAAGATGAAATAAACGATTTTGGCGTAATTTACGACATGTTTATGAATCCTGAAAAATGGATTGTAGACACGAATAAAAGAAACGCTGCTATAGCCGGTCAAGCCGCGCTTACAGATACTTTAACCCAAAAAAATAAGGATTTAACAGACGCACTAAGTGGTCAACCAAAAGAAGTACGCGACATGGTGGCCGCCTTAGAAAAAGAAGCTGCCCAAGTAGGCATGACAGAACGAGACATCCAGTTATTATCAGTCGCAGAAGGTGAAAATGCGGCGGCTACTCGTGAAAGGATGATGGCCGCCTGGAAAAGTATTGACGCGGAAACTGCGCGGCAAGAATCAATGGATACTTCAAAAAAGGCTGTGGAAGATGCCACAGCAGCAGAAAAATCTAGAATACTAATGTTGCGAGACGCTGCGCGAGCCGGTGCTAAAAGTTCGGAAGACTTTTTGGCTTCGCTTAAAAGGCAAGACGAAACATTTGGTATGTCATCGCAAGAAGCGTTGGAATATAGCGTTA